ATAAGCGGAAGGATAAACAGCGAATTTAGATTTAGCAGCAGCTTTTGCTCTAGCCCATTTTTCTGGACTAGTAGGAACATTCTTTTCTTCTAAATTTTCAGCTTCTTCTGTAAATTGTTTAAATGTTTTCATTTTTGTTCTTTCTCTCTCTGCGAATTACTTTTTCTCAAAGGGTGATTTGGATTTTTGTATGGAGTTTTTCTAAATCCTTCAGAATCATAATTACCAGATTTTTTCTTTGCTATTGCTGTAGCTGCAGCGATTGCTGCGGCCGCACTTTCCGTTCTAACGTTAATTGGTGCACCACGGCGTTCTGGATTAGGATCTTCTCTGCGTTTTCTTCGAGCTGCTGCAGCACGACCTTCTTTACCTAGAGCTTGTGCCCTAGATTGTGGTAAACATTTTGGTTTGCCTTCACCTGGATCTCTGGCGCAATGGCCTTTAATATTTCCTTTGGTGTCCATGCGAACCCATTTTTGCTTAAACCACTTGCGTAAATCTTCTTTTAAATTTTGTTTAATCCACTCATCTGGAGTTTTTCCATGTTTGGCCACAAAATCGTCATGCAAAGCTTTGCCAGTAGTATTACCTTTTTTGGAAATATCCATCATCAATTCATTAATTGAATCGTAGTCGTGCTTATTTAATTTTTTTAAACCTTTTTCCAATGCCGTTACACAACAGCAATTTTCATTTAGGTATTGTTTGAATGACTTCATATCTTTGTTAATATTTCTGCAATATTTGTTTCTAATGGTATATCTGATGAGTATATATTCTTACCATTTATACCAACTACCACATCCGGCATTATATTCAAGTACATCAAAAATGTTTTCAATATATCATAATCACGTTCATCGATTTTATAGAACAAAATTCTCGATGTTACTTCTGGACCAAAAACATTGTTCAATAAAATGATATGGTTGAGAATCAGTCTTTCTTTGAGGTTCTTAGTGACCTTGTATCTGCGGAATAATCTCTTTAGATACTTGGTACGCTTCATATCTCCGTCAAATTCGGACATTAAACAATTAGGTGATGCGTAGCATTTCATTGCGAACATCAAAAAATTATCGTCATTCAAATTTTCAAACATAGTATAAAAGGGGTACCGTTAGGTACCCCACTTTAATTATACACCACCAAATACAGCGTTAGAGCTTGTATTGGCAGATGAAACGTTGTATGCAACGGTATTAGCAATAACAACAAGTGTTTCTTTGAGGAAACGTTTTGTACCATCGTTGTTTGTCTTAAACTTAATCAAATTCCAACCTTGGTTAACAGCACCAAGTTGTGTGTTTGAAACGTTTGAACCACCACCGTATGTTGTGCCTTGTGTGTTTGCCATACGTCCAACAGTTACCATAATAGTATCTGAGTAAGTATTTGCTGGAACACCAGACTTAACTATGTTGTTTGCAAACCATACTGTAGAACTACTTGCAATTGTAGTAATAACTACGTTTGCTAATGTAATTTTGGCATTAGCACTATCGATAGTACGAATTGTATTATTAGACCTGAAGAAAGTAATATCATTGTCATCCATAAAACTTCCGTCAGGAAATCTAGATAAGCTTCCACCTGAAGTGTAAACAAAATCACCAACAGAAATTGTTGATGGAATTGAATTTGCACCGCCGATTTGTGCGAAAATGATAGAGTTTGCTCCAGCCGCTGTGGAATTTGCTGTAGTCAACGAACTTACTGGAGATACCTGACGTAGTTCCGGAAAGTGTGGTTTACTATTGGCATTATCGTTATTTGACCATAGTGACATTTTTTTAATCTCCTTGTTAACCTTTGGTTATGGTTCTATTTATATTTTCTATTTATTGTGGGCTCTTTTTGCTTGCAGGCGTAAAGACTACTGAACCAGGACGAACTTTCATCATTGGATCGATTTCAATTGTGTCACGTTTATCACCTGTAAGGGTTTTTCCTCCAGACATAATTGCTGCAGCATCTGGCTTATTCTCTCCAAAGCTTTTCTCTTTCGCTTGTACTGACATAGTAGGTTTTTTCCCATATGTCTTAACCGACTTATCATCTTTTTCCCAATCATAAGTTTCTTCAGCCACTTTTTTATTTTTATAGATTGATTTAATGATACGTGCCGATTTCATCACATCTTCTTTTGTGACTTTTAATTTCTTATTTTTGCTGAATGTTGGTGGGTCATCACTTTTGATTTCTTGACCAACAGTTTGTGTTGCAGCATAACTATCTTGCCATGTATCTTCTTTATTCAGATGCTTTTTGATACTAGCAGTAGTCTTTTCAATTTGTTTACCTGTTGCCTTCATAACACCCATCCAGCGGTCTGTGGACTTCTTATGTTGACCTTTAGATGATAAATCATCAGCCGATTTCTTGGCTTTCTCTTTATAACTATTCAAAGTTGCATCACTAATCTCAGAAATGACATTTGTATCTTCAGGATATTCAACAGAATCTCCTGTCCAATTTCTTCCTGGTTTATTGTAATCAGCTTTTGCACCAGACATTATATGAGCAATTGCTTTTTCTCTATTAACAGGATCACTTCTGTATTTTTCTCCAGCTTTCATTGCCAATTTATGAGCACGACTAGAAGTTTCTTTGTCGCCAGCTCTGTATGCTGCATGAGAACGAGCAATCAATTTATCACCTCTTGGACCATTGTATGATTCACCTTGTACATGATGTGCCATGCGGTCTTGCTTCCATTTAATAAAAGCAGATGATTTTGCATAAGACACCTTTTGATTTGGTGTTATTACACGGGGGTCAAAACCTTTAGATGCCAAATATTGATCCAGTAAACCTTCTGCAATATTATATTTCGCAGACCAAGGATCCTTTGGGTTGGTGCCAAAAGTTGCCTTAGGTGCAGGGTTTACTTTAATTCTAATATCTTTGAATTTTTTCATTGTAAACCTTAATTGGAGATTTTACCCATCATAGTTTCTGTTTTAATTTTTTTGTATGCTTTTTTAGCAACTTCTTTAGCTAAAGAGAGTGGCTTACTTTCTTCTGCCTTCAATCCAACTTTATAACTGCTATGTTGGTTATCTAACCCACCTCCTACACGGCCAGCCAATGTATCTGTAGTTCTTTTACGTTGTTTAGGTTGTTCAGCTTCTTCTTTTTGTACTGGTTTTTTACCAGTTTGTGGAACACCCATTTTACGTTGTAAATCTTTACGTTGGTCCTCATCAGACCCACCACCAACTTTACTCAGAACTTTTTTCACACCAGATTTTACTGCATCCATCATACCTTCTTCAAGGTCAACTTCTTCGTTACGTTGTTTTGCATAGTACGCTGCCAAAGCCATTTCTTTACGTTTAGCCTTAGATTTACCTGCAAATTTAGGATTGTCTGAATGAACAAAATCGTGAATGTAATCATAAGCAGAAGCATCTTTGGAAAGAACTTCATTAATCAATTCATCTAATACTGGTTCATCAAGTTGTTCTTTCATCTTGGTCAAAGACTTTTTTTGGCCACGTAGAATTTTGAAATCTTGTGCATCAATTTTGTTGTTATGATTTTTGTCAATTTTGGTTTGTCCACCTTTGAGTTCTTCATCCATTGAGCGTTCTTTTTTCTTTTCTTTCTCAATCTTTTCTAACTCTCCAGATTTTGGTCCTTTTGCACCAGCAAATGGATCTGCCATTAAATCACGGTGGGTTTTTGCTGAGTTACCATATCTGTGACCCAACACTTTAGTGCCAGTAGATGTTGCAATTTTAACATTGCTTGCTTCATCTAACTGTTGTGGTGTAGTTTCAGTTTGCTTCGGCTCAACTTTATCTTCACCGAGAACTTTATTAACTGCGTCAACTAATGATTGTGATACTTTATCTTTTGCGAACATTTGTGTCTCCTAATTCTTATTTTCTTGAACCAGCAATGAAATTATAATGATCCATTGTCAGCATACCTTTTTTACGAATACTAATTAATCTTTCGGTAATACGATGTAATTCCATATCACTCTTAACATCCTCTCTGGCCAATTCTAATACACGTATTAAAAGAGGAATGTCCATTGTTATAGAATCTTGTTTATCTACCTTTTCGGTAATAAAGTCTTTGAAAGATATCATTTATTTGCCTTTTTCTTTTTAAAATACGTGATGACTTTTCGACCAGGATCTTTATATGAGAGCATGGGTTCTTTCTTTGTAGAACCACCAAGTGTTCCACCTACACCCATTTCATTGTCACCTGGATCCATCCAAGATTCTTTAACTTTTCTAAACTTTCGGAAATCCTTTTTACTAGTATATTCACTACTTAAAGGATTAGAAGAACCACCAGAAGGCATTGCTGTAGTTGCTGGGTTCGCATTACTATATTCTTCTTCTTCACTATATGTCTGATTACCTAGACCTGCACCACCTGTCAAACCTGTACCTGTTGTACGGAGACTCCACTCTGAGCTTAATCCATCCGCTTTAACTGTTCGGTTAGCACTTAATGTCTTATCACCAAACTTCTTAAGCTTTACTTTTTCTTTGTCCTTGGAGAAGTTGCTTTCTTTCGGGTCTGGCCTGGTTTGGACTTTTGGTTGCTCGGACTCGCTGTAGGTTCTGAAGATGTAGTCACCTCTACGTTTAGGGGCGTCCCACTTGATGTTTCCTGAGTTGGGGTCTCCTGCACGATTATCGGCTGGGATGTCGGAGGGAGATTCTGCTCGACCTGATCCACCTTTGTGGAGTTTTGGCTCTCGCTTTTCTCTGATTTTTTGAATATACTTAGAAGTTTCTGGAACATAATTTTCATCCTTAAAGAATTTATTAATTAACAAACTTAACTTACCATGACTTTCCAACCAAGAATGTGCATTTTCTTTGAAGGTTACATCATCGATAAAGGTATTTATTTTTTGATAGGTGTCAGTAATATCTTCTTCTAAACACTCATATGTTGAATTGTTATTGAATTCAATTAGAGACTCAAACATATCCAAGTAGTATTGTTTGTTGTCCTGTGATTTTTTCCATTTATCAAAACGGATTGATTCAACCATCATTCTGGACAATTTTGTATTTCTTTCCTGACTGACTTCGTTTGTTGTATTAACAAATATCATAACAGTAGAATAACCAAGTTCTTCTAGTTCTTCTTTTACATAAGAAATCTCATCAGAAGAATCTGCCGGTCCATTAATAACCAATGGACCACGATTGCGAATGGCTTCCAAACGATAGTTATCTGTTTTCTCCGACAACTTTTGTTTATCTGCCAGATAGGCATATGCTTGTGTTAAATTAATTTCTGTAGTTCTAGCATCTGGAATTGCTTCACGTATGATAACATCTTTACCAGAACCTGGACCACCAGTAATGAATATGGCTTTAAATAATCCACGGTCTACAGACTCATGCAGTCCCATACCCTTACGAGTATCGTGCATTAATTCTTTTACGTGGGCATCAGATACGTGAGCAGGAACACCTTTACGGAACTCAGCATGATTCTTATTCTTAGCGTGTTCACGCATTTTGGTACCAGACATACCAGATGTACCCTCCGCATCAGGGTCACGGTGACCTGCGGAATGTACTGTAATCTTTTTGAAATTGTATAATGCACCTTTATGTGTACCATTATACTTGTGCAATTTATCTTTCATTTCATGCACACGGTCAGAACCAACCACCATGTGTAAGTGTGTTACACCTTGTTTGTGTAATTTTTCCGCATGGTGTAGAAATGTTGGATGTTCTTTAGATGAAGCTTCAAAATGCGTACCAGGAGAATATCTACTAAGATGTTTTATTTTCTCTGAGGCTGACAATGGATTCTTTTTCGCATCCTGAGAATGTGATGTTACAACAGAATGAGTTGCATTATGTTTTTTTGCAACTTCTTTTACCTTATCAATCAGCTTCAGATGGCCTGTGGTAGGCGGATTCATCCTACCAAAAGTGAAAACATGGTGTTTCTCACTTGAGGTCTGTTCTTTTACTAAATCTAAAAATGACTTCATTTACGTACTTTTAACAGATTTTGTTTAGCAAATTCTGCACGATTGACTAATTTAGTTGGTTCGTTTGCGTGGTGTACAACAAAACCTTCTGGTTTTGATTTCTTACCTTCAATATGATGTTGGTAGTGTCCCTCATGTGTTTCTAAGGAACTAACTAAAGCATTTTTAGCTTGGTGTAAATGATGATGCATTCCAAATAAGTTTCCATAATGTGATTTATTCTTTTCAACGTGGGCAATTTGTTTTGCGCCTTCGCCGGTCTTCTCAGCTTTCGCCCTTTCAGTTTTAACTTTTGATGCTTGTTTTTCGTGTACATCTTTTAGATGTTCTTTGAAACCCTTAACGGAAGGAACTTCATCGTGTCTAACTGTCTTGTTTATGTAGGTTGACAGGTGGCCAGTTTCACCACTATGTTTTGGGTGAACCGCATCATACATTTTGTGACCATGTGTGTCATGGATTTCTTTGGCAGCTGCCATATGAGATTGAAACTTCTTTTCGTTCTCGGGTGAATGTTTCACTTTGCTTGTATCATGTTCCGCACCATGAATATGAACATCTGGATGTTCTTTAAAGTTTTCATGGTCAACATGAGGAGAAGCGTGTTTCATATCATCACTATATTTGTGATGTACTACCACACCAATCTTAGATTTTTTAATCTTATCAGCTTCTTTGCCGTGGGCGGTATAAGTGATAGTATTTGGTGTAAAAGAGACTTTACTACCTTTGGCTTCTACGAGAACGCCTTCGTGTAGGTGTTTAGTGTCTGCATGATGCATCAAATCACCTTGGTAGACACCGTGTTTTGGTGTTACTTTTGGTAGGTGTTTGAGTGCGTGTTTCAGAGATGCGGCTAAACCAGGAGCGTGTCCGTGGTTCTTGTCAATATCTTTTTCGGTGTGATTAATCTTTGGATTCTTATTAAAGGCAGATTTGGTAGCAACGAAAAACTTACCATTTTTAGGGTGATGACCGAAAACGATTGATGGAGAACCATCATATTTCATCGTAAGATTACTACTTTTCGCACCTGAAGTCATGTGTGCATGAGCCTTCATCAGAGCTTCGTGGGCGTGTTCAAATCCAGCATGGCCATGCATTAGAGGGCGGTCCTCAGCATGGTGAATATGCTTGAGTTCGCCACCCTCGGCCTCTTCCTTTAAGAAGGTTTTAAATGATAACATTGAAAGTTTACTCCATAGAAATGCAACACACTTTGGTTGCCTGGAGTTATTTATATAACTTTTTTACCGACAAGTAAAGAGTCTATAATTTCGTAAATATCGTATTGTTCTACGTAACCCAAAGACCTCAATTTAGATACATCCAGAACCATATTTTTTGTCTGTACAATCTTATGAAAATCTACGGTCGGAATATCAATTAACTTAGACTGAGAACCAGTTTTCTTAATTGTATATTCCATAACATCTCTAATGTAAACGGGAACGCCGTTTGCAATATTGTATGTGGTATCAAATTCGCCATTTGCGAGTACCAGATTAATAGCTTTTACGACATCCTCGACATGAATATAGTCTCGATAAATCATACCACCATCATACAAACTAACATCACGACCTTCTACAATCTCATTAATCATGTACTGGAGTGCGTTTTTCTTTTTGGAAACCTTACTGTCAGAAGCACCCAAGACATTACCCAAACGCAGAATCCTATATCTGATACCAAAAGTCTCACAATAGGAAATTAGAAGTTGTTCTGCGGTACGTTTGGTGATTGAATAGAATCCTTTAGGACTGCAATGTGCTTCTTCTTTCGCAGGCAACTCTACATCACCATAAACGAACCAAGAACTGATAAAATTGAAACAGACATTCTTACCTTTACAAGACTCCAAAACCTTTATCATGGTTGTCAGATTGGTATCTATGTCTATGTATGGGTTTGTATGTACATTGTAATTATCAATTGTGGATATGAAATATACAATATCAAGTGGATGTGTGTTGTTTGATTTTATAACATAATCATCCCTTGAATTAACCCACAAGATATCTGGGGTTAGTTCGCAGTACTTTTTACCAACAAAACCACGACCACCAAATACATTGATTAATCGTTCCATTTTTTACACACTTTCTCAATATAAGCCAGAATCTTTTCGTTCCACAGAGGAGAACAACCAACAAAGAATACATTACTCAATGCCAGATTAGAGTTAGGATACTTTCTAAAGTCATCTAAGTGTTCATAACCAGGATGCAGTAGGATGTTACCACTAAAATAGTTACGTGTTTGTACTTTATTAGCTTCAAAGTGTGCAACCAATTTTTCTTTTACTTGTTGTGATTCACAATAGATTGGCACACCAAACCAAGATGGGTCACCTTTGTCTAAGGAGTTAATAACTCTTACTTCTTTAATGTTATCTTCAATAAATTTCTGCACCTTATTTTTGTAATCACGGCGCTTCTCATCGATGAATTCAAATTTCTTTAACTGTTCAATACCAATAGCGCCTTGCAGGTCTAGTGGTTTCAAGTTATAACCCATTGTAGAAAAAATATACTTGTGGTCAACAATACCATTATAGTTGTTCAACCATTCATCGAAACGATTACCACAGGTGCCACATTCCAAAAGATTGTTAGAGCCGACACAATAACAATCACGACCCCACCAAGATACAGAACGCATTATAGCAATCAGACCATCATCATCAGTACAAACCATTCCACCTTCTCCTGTAGAGATATGATGTGCAGGATAGAACGATGTGGACCAGCAATAGTAGTAGTCAGTCAACATCTTACCACCATAGTTGGAACCTAATGAATCACAGTTATCACCAATCAGTAGAATGCCATGTTTGGTACAAATGTTACGCAATACATCCATGTCAGGAGGATTACCAAGAACAGGTGATACGAAAATACCTTTGGTTCGTGGTGTAATCTTTTCTTCAATCTTGGTTAGGTCAAAATTCAAAGTATCCAATTCAATGTCAATGAATACTGATTTCAAACCATTCTGTTCAATCGGTGCGATAGTTGTGGGAAATCCAACAGGTGAAACAATAATTTCATCGCCATCTTTCCACTTCATGTAGTGCTTCAATGCAGTAATCATCACCAAGTTGGCAGAACTACCAGAGTTAACCATGTGTGCATTTTTCACATTGAACTTCTTACTGAACTTCATTTGAAACTGTGCAACTTTTTCACCTGATGTAATCCACTTTCCATTCAAAAGTGTATCAAGTGCGGCTCGCATTTCATTTTCATCCCAAAGTTGACCAGAGTATTGAATGAAATCACCCTCTTTATATTCATCATAATTCTTTACATATTTTGGTTGAACTGTAGTAGCCAGTTGATTAATCAAATCATTTGTGTTCATTTAAAAATTCCTTTATCGTCAATTCAAGTCCAGTTTTCATATCATAGTCAGGTTTATATCCTAATTCATCGGTGATTTTAGTGCAATCAATAGAATAACGTCTATCATGTCCTGGTCTATCTTTTACCATTTCAATCAAACTGTGTGGTTTGCCTAGTTTATCCAGTATTGTACGTGTAATTTCTATATTTGGCAACTCTGTACCACCACCAATGTTATATTTCTCACCAATTCTACCATTCTGTAATACCATGTAGATACCTTTACAATGATCCAATACGAATAACCAATCTCTTACATATAGACCATCACCATAAACTGGAACTTTTTCATCGTTTAGAGCCTTAGTGATAATTGTCGGTATAAACTTTTCTGTGTTTTGTCCTGGTCCATAATTGTTTGAACAATTTGTAATGATTGCAGGCAGACCATAAGTCTTATGAAATGCTCTCACAAAATGGTCACTAGATGCCTTAGATGCAGAATATGGATTGTTTGGATTGTATTGTGTGGTCTCATTGAATCCTTGTTCGTCAGACAAACTCAAACTTCCATATACCTCATCAGTTGAAATGTGAATGAATCTCTGTAGGCCTTTTAATGATAATGCATTTTGCATTAAGTTGATTGTGCCTAAAATATTTGTATGTATGAATGGTTCATAATCATTGATAGAATTGTCAACGTGACTTTCAGCTGCAAAATTAATGATACGTGTAGGATTATATGTAGTATAGATTCTTTGTATATCTTCTTTACTAGCAATATCTGCCTTTTCAAAAATTACAAAACCTTTATCGATTAATGGTTGAATGTAATCGATATTTGAAGCATATGTCAGATTGTCTACACATACAACCTTGTTGGTCAATTTATTATTATAGAGATAATATAGAAAATTACCTCCAATAAATCCTGCACCACCTGTTACTAGTATCATTTATGACTCCGTTCTATACGACCAAAGACCAGCAGGTTTTGGTTCTTCTACAATATCATTCCTGTAATATGAGGCGGGTGAGTACCAACGGCCACTAGGACCTGGATGCATTTCATACCAGTTAGGTTTACCACTACCAATCCAACATTCCATGTCGAATCGATGATGTGGTTGTCCTTCAAATTGCGGTTTGAAATCTGCCTCTGGTGGAGGCAACAGTCTACGGCATTTACGAATATATGATGCTTTTGCCCAAAAGAAAGTACCTGGATAGAAACCATAAGGAGGGTCAGGCAAATATGCTGCGCCTACAGTATCATATCCTTCATCTAATTTTTGTACACACTCTTTCCATTTATCAACATTAAAATATTGCATATAGTGACGCCAGTTTTGGTGACCACCAGGTCCGTGTGAGATTCCTTTAGAGGTCATACAAAGAACATAGTAATCATCTTCTGTTGCGTGGGCACATTCCTGAATGTGTTGAATGGTTGTTCCTTCATACCATTCTTTATAACCTTCATCAAATAAGTGAAAAATAGCATTGGTTTTATTTTCCCATCTTTCTTCAATCCATTCAAAGTTTTTTTCATTGAAATGCAACATCAAATTGATTTCTTCTGCTTCGTCAGCAAGGCCTGTTCTTTCAAGCAATTCTATCTGCTCTTCTAAAATTTCTTTACCACCAGGCAAGTCCATTGCATGAATGTATACCTTAATTCTGTTCATAACTCAACTCCATAATTTTTTGCAATGCCATGTTTACCATGAAACCCTAAACTTCTTCCAACCCATTCATGGTTGTAATTGTGTTCAACACTAAATCTATTTGCAATATGTGGTGGTGCAAATTTGATTCCGTATTTTGTTTCTAACTCACTTCTATATATTTTGCAAATAACATTATCTTCTGGAATGAGATACTGTCCGTTTGTAATTACATGATAGTCTGGATTATGTATCATATCGCCAAACTGTTCTGTCGCAAAATTAACATTCATTTTATTTAATGCTTGATACAACTTACGTGACCTTAAACAAAAACCACCGTTACCAACACGACCATCTTGCCATGTTGCACCAATGTAATCGTATTCAAAAAACTCATCAGTCCATGCATCTTTATTGACCGCAAAACCATCAGAGTGAATAATTAAATTGAAATCTTCAATACAAACAAGTGGACAAATTTTTAACGTAATATTACCATACTCATCATTGTAACTTGTAATTCGTGGTATTTTTGTCCAAAAAATTTTTGTATCTATTGGTTCAGGAAAAGGAATGTCACTAAACCAATAAACAGAGATAATTTTATCACCTAGTGTTTCAAGTGTCTTTCTTAGGGCTTTGATACTTGGTGTATAATTAAGAGTATCAATAACAGTTACGCTAATTGTTTTCATTCGAATGGATAGTTGTTGATGTGGATGCCACCACCTTCACAGAATTGAAGGATGTCAAAACCTAAAAAGTCGTGGTAATTTTCAACTAAGTGAATGTCACTCAGCTTACCTTTTTCTGCAACAGAATCAAACCAAACATACTCCATATCTCCACCGAGATGTGCAAATTTATCAGCACGCCAGATTTCACCTAAGTTGAATGTCTCTTTTAGAAATTCAATTTCTGTAAAGTACATATGGTCACCAAGTGTTACATCATTACCCCACTTTGCAGTAACAGCTCTCTTGCCTGTTGCACGACACTTCTCAATCAATTCTTTGTAGTCAATATTTGGAATATTATCATAACATAATTTAAGAATGTATTTGATACCCATCCTCTCCAATACATTGATTGCATTGTGTACAGCAACCAAGTGAGCAACACCATAACCATGAATGTGATCCATAGTTGGAATTCCATTTACTTTGAAACTGTTGTTTTCATCATAGATGTATGTGTTACACATCTTCTGTGTTTCTTCATCGATGGTTGAGTGCGTAGTTAAACACACATGATAACCAGATTTCTTTGCATTTTTGACCAATGTTTTGGTCATGTATCTTTTAGCTGCTTCAACCTCAGGTGTTGCACCATAGGTGTATGCAGCGATTACGATTGCCATATCATTCATATCACTTCTCCAATTTTCTTGCAATAACAGTTAATATATTAGGTAGGTCATCAACAGGAGTTCTTACTGCATCTTCTTCATTACCCAAATAAAGTATTTTATATCCAGAAAAGTTAAGTAGATTAATCAAACCATGTGAATCGAAATGATGCAGATGTTCATTTTCTCTACGGTGTTTCCAATCCATAAACCATTCTTTTCCTTGTTCTTCGTGATACCAAGGTACAGAAATACAAATATATTTTGTTTTTAAATCACGGAGAAACGGCATCAAATCCATTTCAGGAAGATGTTCAAGTGAATCATAAAAAGTCATCACATCAACTTCATAATCATTTACATTATTGATTTTCAAAGAACCCATAGGTGTCGGATAATCTGAAATATCAAAACCATATGTTATCTTACCTTTCTTGATACAATGGTGTAGAAATGCTCCATTACCATAACCAAAGTCAGTAAGTGTATTGAATGATTTAATTACTTTGGTCAATAGATTGAATCGCAATTCAGACATTCTATCGTTTGTGGTATAAGTGTCATATCTTTGTTTCGAATATGTTGCGGAATAATCAGGTAGTGGTCCTGTCATTTTGTCCTGATACAAATAACCACCAAGGTGTTCCAACATTTTTCTATAAATTCTCATAACAAATCCAATCTCCAATTGTTATTGTGAAACATATTAATATTTCCTTTTCCCTGCAATGCATAGAAAGGAGTGGTATGCAGTAGTCCTACAGACCCATAATAATAATTTAATTTTTCTTTTTTAGGTAATACGGATGCAAAGTGTGATGTTCCAGTATCACCACCAACATAATGACTACAATCAACAATGTGTTCTATATTTTCAATAAAGTCATAACTATTTTTCCAACCATCATAAAAGGTTGATAGTGCGTCATTCTTGGCACAAATAATTTTTTCATAATCTTTGTATTCATCTTTTGAATAATGTTGAATGATAGACTCAAACATTGGAACTGACCAATTACGATATGTGTTATATGGACCATCAAATAATGGCGCAATCACAATTTTCTTTTTGATTGGTTTATTGAAGTCTAGGATAAGTTTATCACCAGTTAGTGACCTTAAATCCCAAAGATTGACATTCTGCATATTCAAATTACTTTGACCTGGTTCAGCAGAAAGGAAAGAAACATTATCATTCAACCAATTACGAAATCTGATTATGTAATCTGATTGCTGTATTGCCCTATCAGGAATATGAAATTTAATATCACGATAATGCGGTGGTTGTTCTGATAACCACATATAAAAATTCAATACGGCAATTATATCGCCGTTACGTACTGGCCCACCAAAGTTGTGGGGTTCTATGTTAATAATCATAATATACTTGTGTCAAGTGCCTTAATATAGTAAACTGAGCTTTTTCTATCTTTATAAAAGTGTGCATCAAATGTGTTCATAATTGGTTTATTGTTCCAATTAATCATATCGTCATCATATACAACAACAGTTCTTTTCTTCATCAAGTCAGCCATAATGGCAATACCAGTAAAGGTTGTAACTAATGGTCTATTGTTGTATTTAATCAAGTTACAATTATACACCAAGTCTTTTGTATAATCAAGATAGTGCGTAGGCAAACCATCTAGTATACCAGAACCTTCAATTAAATTGGATAAACGTCTATCATCAACATCAGGTGCATCTTTGGTTGACCATCGGTCTCCAACTAAAATTTTATCCCCCACATCTTCCACAACCATTTCCGGAACTTGCAATTCAAAATCATCATCAATTTGAAAATCAATCTTATAATTCTGCTTTATAAAGTTTCCATATTTGTGTACCACACCGGCACTCAAACGATAATCACCATCACTACCTGAATCATCGACTACCATATAATTTGGCATACTTTTAATTTCATGCATGAACATTACATCATAAAACATTTCTTGGGCTTTCAATATTTCTTTGAGGCCTTTGAAGCGTTGAAGTCTGTCACAGATACCAAACACCATTCTATCTCCAGTTTTTTTATATAAACCAGAAAGTGCAGGTAAACAATGTGCAAAATCACCTAGATTATGAATACGTGGAGAAATTATATTAAGCATATGTGTTGTAATTTTTAAAGATGATAAACCAATCGGATGGGTCAACATATCTCAATTCAAACAATTCTGGTTTAGACAAGTATGACATTAACAATAATGTCTGGTCATCATCAATCAGATTGTGATTCAATAATACATGGAGACTTCCCATAATCAATTGACGTAATTCGTCCCACATCTTGGTTCCAGCAACCATGTGGCATCCTTGAATGTATACATCACCTGTGTAGATGATACTATCGATGGGTCTTTCTTGTTCAATTGGTCGAATATTGAAGAAATGAATTTTGTTTGGATTAAAAGGATAAGCCCACTTGTTTGATGGTGGCATAGCACTATCGTTTCTCACATAACCAAAATCAATCCATGCAGTAACATCGTTTGTTGCAAATTTGTTTTGAATGGCATGACACACATATAGAGATTTAAAAATGTTCACCAGAACATAATCAGAGTGCCAATATTCAATCAATTGTGGATTGGTTACTTTACCATAATATTCAGGTGAGGCCATGATTTCTTCAATCTTAGCTTTCACTTCATGCATATCATCGGGTAAATAGGATTTCATTGTAACAATATTGGTCAACTTTTCCAAACCATATTGTTTACGAATATCATAAACACGACTCGCAAAATCTTCGGTCGTATAGATAGTCATTTCATTTTGTAGTTTAGCTTGTTTACTAAAAAAATCAAAATAAGTATCTACCGACCTGTGTTGATAGTGTGGCAAAACTCTACCATGTTTTGATTGAGGTAAGTTTCCTCTACCAATATCAAAAAAGGCAGTTACAATGCTGATATCATTACTCATTTTTCGGACTGTAATTTAGCGTTGGTCAAATGTATTGAATATTGTGGAATATCTACCACATTTTTTTCTTGTCGCTTAGCGATTTCAATTTCATAAATTCTATTTCTCAATTCAGACGTACTGAATGAGTGTTGACGTTTGTGATAATGAATTTCAATACCATTGTCCATACAATATTGTTTACCTGTAAAATCACGATTCAAATATTCTTCACTAAGGAAACGAATATCCATATCTTGTGTTTTAATGAGATTCAACAAATCTGCTTCGGTGTCATATACCAAAATTTCATCAACATACTTACACGCTTGCAATTGAATGTAGCGTTCATACATTGATTGAATAGGTTTGTTTTTTAGACCAGGACGGTCAATAGTTGGATCAACTTGTAATGCAACTTTTAGATAGTCACACAAGTCTTTTTCCATTTTAAGCATCGCAACATGACCTGCATGAAACAAGTCGAAACACGAACAATTAAATCCTATTTTCATATTTTCTCTCAATTCTTGCCTTCCATTCAGGCACTCTATTGTATTGGTGTACGAGAACGTATTTTTCACCTTTACTGTTATAAACATATTCACCATCAAAATATGGTTCTGGACTCAACAAGTTGGGTCTAAAACCATCTATCTTACTTGGGTCTACCGTGGTACCACATTGGCAAGCCCAATTTGTGTCATGGTCATTGAACTTTGTAATTGATTTATAAGGTTCAAGCGATAACACTAGATTGACACCTGCTTGGTCTGGTGTTGGATGCTGACTGTTTGCAATCGTCAACCAAACTGCAAGTGAATAATCAACAAACGTTTTATATTCACCTGCCATAGACCCAGCATTATAGATTGGTGTGTCTTTCATATAATTATGTATAACAGGTCCAAAACACTCCATCATGTTTTGGTTACCCCATGCCTCATCTTTATATTTCAGACCTTCACAACCATAGTTCAATCTCTTATTATCTAGGTTCTTCTCCAACCATTCCGATGGATTAGATTGGAATACTACATCAACATCGGTAGAAATAACATACCGAATGTCTTTCATATTTTTTAAGAACAACCAATGGAAATAATGTCTTGTATGTGGTACTTGATATGTGAAGTTATCTGCAAAATGATATCCATCATCATTTGCGTTTCTCTTTTCACTTGTAAATAGAATTTCAAAACCGTGGTTCTGTAGTTTTTTAATTGTATCATCGGTAACATTATGTACTATCATGGCCTTACGACCATCATAACCAGTTCGTTCAAGTGAATGTACCCAATGTTTAATCTTCTCAAAGTTGTAACCTGAGATTGCCGAAATCACTAAATCCTGCATAATCTTTTTCCTAATCCCAAACAAATCTTTTTAAAATCAAATGAACCTATTTCCATGTCTAATGCATTTTTAAGTTTAGTATTATCCATTGCAAATTGTCGTTCAAACTTGTTATCTTTAACGTCTACAAAACCACCATAATCATAACCTTTAATGACGTTATCAATCAATACTTTAATTGGTGTGCCTACACCAGAACTTAAATTGAATACTCCCAATGGCTGCACTTCACAGACACGATGCATGATATCTATCGCATCTTCCACATAAAGAAAATCTCTACGAACATCTGGATTAATTGTTAAAGTGATTTTACCCTCATTTACAAGTTGTGACATACAGTAACCCATAAAAGAGTTTCTACCATATTCAAAACCAAAAATGTTTGAACCTCTGAGTATGGTCAGCTTATCTGCATATTGTCCCAACAATTTTATTTCAGTTATTAATTTGTTTTTACCATAATGGTCAAAAGGTTCAACTGGTGTATTTTCTGTGTATGTGGATAAATTCATGCTTGGTGCATAAACTTTACTAGTTGATAACATAACATAATGACAACCAGCTTCGTATGCTTTTTTACCAACTTGATAATCTATATCATATCTTTCATCATACTCTTGTATTTTATATAGTGGGTGTAATGCACAGTTGACCACCACATCATAGTATTTCAAATTATAACGATATAGTTCTTTGAAGTGTACTCTCTCATAATGAAATATATCATTAAATTCTTTGCCAATAAAACTATTGGCACCAACTACCAATACATTTACTTGTTTCATAATCCAGCTCTCTGTAAGCAAAACTCCATAACATTATTATCATCTTTTTGTTCTGGTCGTGGCATAAACAATGCTCTATTTCTACCGACTGTGTGTTCGGTTGGAACAACGTAATATGCAGCCAAACTCTTTCGGAAAACTCCAACTGGTGGTATCAATGGTTGTGATACACCGACACCGTGCCATGAATTTTGTGTTGTATCAAAGATTACTGCTCGATTGAATAGTGGTGCAATCTTCTTAATACACTCTTTTGGTTGTTGCGTTGATTCATCATGTGACCACATTTCAATATGGCCGCCCCATGATTCTTCCCATTCAGGTGTCATATAAATGATAATATTCAATTTACGTTTCATAGGAACTTTAGGATGAATGTCATAATCTAGGTGTACGTTTAGATAATCACCTGTCTTATGCATATGTACTCCACCACCATGCAAACCATAATCCGCTTCTAGTTCTTCTTGTTGTGTAAGTTCTCTCATAGATTCAACAAACTTTGTTGAGACTAGATTAAAGAAAGCTGTGTACACACTTTTTGGAAATTTGTGCCAGTTATCAGATAGTTTTTTCTTTTCAGCCACGTTGTTATAATTAACATCAACTTGACTATAATCTGGCATACTTTCAAATATCTTAATTGCAAAATCTTCATGAAAGAAATTGTCAATTACAACATGATTGAATGGTTCAGCATTTAAAAATTGTTTAGACAATTCCAACCAATCATGTTTATTAATTATTTCTTCCATGGGAAATTTTCTCCATAACGTTGTTTCATTATTTGATTTCCTTTTAAGAAGAATTCCCCATTAACAGAACCTTGGCCACCATCTACACGATAATTAGTGGTATACTTGCCTGTGCAATGCCATTTTTGGAAGTGTTGTGCTATTGTTTGTAAAAATACTCTGTCTTGTCCCCAACCACCATGCCATGCAGATGCTAATTTTATCGCAACTTCTGTTTTAATGCAATAGCTATTTGTGTCAATATGATTGATATTGTGATAACTTTGCCATCTTCCTAAAGATTCACAATCATCATTACAGATATATTCACCTTCTTTAGTATAGATTTTTCTGAGTGAATAACACCAGTCCAATTGTTGTTCTTCAATTGTTTTGACACAGTTCTCAACATGGTCTTTGTCCAACCAACAGTCTTGGTCTAAGTACATTACATATTTTGTATCAACCAAATGTGTAAAGGCGGCATAAGTTCTATGGCCATAAAAACCATTGGCACCAACATTTATTGGTAGATAACAGACTTTGAGATTTTTATTACACAATCGTTCACTTAGGATTGTCATCACTTTGGGCTTGAACTTATCACCATCACAAACGACATAACAAGTTGTAGGATAAGATTGATTGAGTACAGAATCAATTGCTTCAGCACATTCTGGAGTGCCAGTCACGGGTATAATAACAGTAGCGGTCATAATTTAATTTTTTGTGAGTTTCAAAATTCTTTCTATTTGCTTTTCGATAATAGGTTTTCTATTAGGCCAATATATGTATTCTTTATCTCCAGTCGAGTGGAGTTTTGTTAAGAATGGAATTATAATCTTTTCAACCTCTGCAAGGCGAGCCTTAAAGTCATCAGCAGTTTCTGCCGTTTTGTTGATTACAGAATTATATTCTTCTTCTGATATAGCGGAGAAACCGAAATCATTTTCGGTGTTCTCATATTCTTTTGCTAGTTTGTCAAAGTCTATTAGTGCCATTTTTATAAGTAAGAGTAGTCACACATCATACGGGTAGGATAACCATCACCACCTTGCGTATCACGCATATTAAGTTTTAGAATATAATGTCCTGTTTCAATTTCAATATCAATACGTTTACCTGTACCTGATTTACCACCATAAAATACTTTACAAGATTTAGGTGTTGCAGCCTCATTCATATATGTATCATCGATTTCATAGACTTTTGTTTTTCCGGTCAATTTATGTACGATTGTAAAACCTTTACCAATACCGGACTTTAGAAAATCTTTCAAATCCGTTTTCTGTTGATTGTTCATAGTTTTCCAAACATCTTCGCTGTATGCTTGTTTAACTTTACCATTATATACATCACAAAATAATGCATCATTGATATTAAACATCTTCAACAATTTAAGTCCGTTCTCATTGGTAATTTTACCTGCTTTAATTTCCTGCGGTGTCAATACAGTTCTGATACCTGAGTTAAAGAATGTTACTGTTGTTCCAGATTTCAAACTCAAATAAATCTCACGTTTCTTTTTATTCTTATCGGTACAAATTAATGTAATGTCTGATACAACGGGCCCCAGATTGTTATCATGTACAGGAATTTGTGACGATATTAGAATTTTTGGACTGTAAACGAATGGTCTTTTGTTATTTAATTCACCAACAGATTTAACTTCTAAGTCTGTACACTTTTTTAAATTATGTAACTTTGAAATATCGTTGATTGTATTCATCATCGAAACGTCAGTAATCGTTTCACCGTTCCACCATTTCTGTAATGCATCAGCCAAAAGACCTTCATACAAATTACCTTTGTTCTTAACACCACGACCACCAGAAGAACCAGAACCAAACTTGATTGTTATTTTACTAATCTTTGATTCTCTTTTAATCTTAGGCAAGTCAATCATAGGTTGAAGTTCTCTAGTCACATTGACCTTTGAAATTTTCATTGGGTCAATATTGACTGGAGCTTTTACCGTTTTATACTTTAATTTAAGATAAGTGAATAGGTTAATAATATCATCAACTTTGGCCTTATCCTGCTTCTTTAAAGTTGTTTTTATTTCCGTAGCAGATTCAGGAAAGAAAGTGTATGCCATCAAAAGTCCTCAAATAAAAGTATTTATCTAATAATTTGAATCTCTTTACCAGAAGTCCATACCTCTAGTTCGTCACGCAAACGTCCTTCACTCTGTAATGTAGTATAACGATTAACTGCTTTGTTTCTCCACCACTCAATCAAGTTTACCAGTTTGTGCTTTTCATAGTTTTCACCTGGTACCAATGTATCGGTTTTACAGTTAACATAATCAACCATATTCTTAAATCCATAGTCGGAAATGTAATAACGTTTCTGCTCAGTCAGACCTTTGGCTTTCTCTATTGTTGCATTAAAGGCACTTAAAGCGTCTTTATCACTCTTTAATGATGCTTTGGCCAAGGAAATTATTTTCATGGATGTTTTGAGTTTCTTACTTGATGCATCTTCATCTACAAGTTTGCCAACTCTACTCTCAACGAAATCACGTAATTCTGAATATGCTTTACCATGCATCATTGGTAGAAAATCAGAATCAGTCAAACCTTTATAACGAATATATGGTTTCATACCATCATATTGTGATACAGTCTTAGAACTACCATACAAACTGGTAGTTTCAAATAAACATAGATTCATACCATACTTTTTATTCACAATCTCACGGACTTCATGTGAGGTACAGATTGCTGCTAGAAGTTTACCACCAAGATAATTATAACCAAATGGTTGTGATGGTACGATAACAAAACCCATCATAGATGAATCATTGAATCGTCTGGCACGGTCAGGATCTTGCGTAAACACTTGGCCAAGCATCTCATTTCGTGGTTTACAGTTGATTACAGGTGAACCCAACCGAATGAATCCTACGAACTTTCCTGTATTCTTTTCCTTGACTGCCAAATGGATACTACGACCAACTGGTCGGATGTTAACATGAGAACTGGTAATGGCAAGTAATGTTTCCCATGTCTCATTGGCAATTTCACAGACCTCAAAGTCCATATCTTTTGGATGCATAGAAAAATCCGAGAACAAATCGTCCTCGGGTGGAAATAATGAAGTTGGTATTTCATGTAGTGATGCCAACTTTTGGTCACGCATATATTCATCGATGCGGTCAAAGTTACCAAAATAATTTTCGAATACTTTAGCAACATGGACTGCATCTTCAAATGTTAAATTCATACTTTAAATCCACTAAATTTACTAGTCTTTTCACGGTCACCAAAAGTGTTTAATGGTTTATTGTGTCCAGCATCAGCCAAACCATTTTGTGCTGATTGTTCAACATCATACAGTTTCATTTTTGCTCTGTCAACACCAATCGTAAATCTTTTATAATGTGTTGGGTCGGAGTAACGATTCTTCAATTGTTTGACCATCATTTGACCTAGTTCTTCCAGTTCTTCGGAAGAAATCAAAGCAAACATCAAATCAGCTGTGGCTGGCAGACCAAAAGATTCAGAGGTATCTTCGAGTCCGGGGTCAGAACTAGAAAAGCCGGATCTTGTGGTTTGTGTAGCAGATACAATTGGGACTCCGAACTCAACTGCCAAGCCTCGCAATTCTTCGGCAATGGCTTTGACATAGGTATAAGAATTAACGCTTGCTCCTGCTTTGATTCTGGCTGAACAACAAATATTGAGATAATCAATAAAAATAATATCAGGAGTAAAAGACTTTTTAAGATTGAGTTCATTGAGTAATGTTCTGAAGTGTGTTGAAGAAGCCGATGCGGTTGGATATTCTTTGATAATTAATTTACCAGTAGTCATACCACGAACACGGGCAACTTTTTTGTCATATAAATCTTTAGGTAACTCCATCAAATCATCGATGGTAACATTCAGTAAGTTTGCATCTATACGTTCAGCAATCTTTTCTTCAGCCATTTCCATAGTGATATACAGGACATTTTTACCTTGTACCATACAACCAGCAGCAACGTGACACATGAAAAGAGACTTACCAACACCGGTACCAGCAAGAGCGATGTTAAGAGTTTTAGCAGGAAGACCGCCTTTAGTAATCTTATTGAAGTAGTCGAGGTCAAAAGGAATCCGTTCTTCTTTTCTATGGTAGAATTCATATCGTTCATTTGAGTTCTCCAAATAGTCATGGCCAACCGAGTTATCAAAACTTACAGCCAACGCATCCGATAATAAAGAGGGAATCGCACCTTTCTCGGCGTTTTTGTCCTTCCCGTCAAGTATAGAAATTGCCCCCAATACAGCATTGTAAATGGCTTTTTCTTGACAGAATTTTTCCGTTCTATCAACAAGCCATTGAAGTTCTGATCCTTCATGTGAAGATGATGCAATCTCTTGTAAACTAGTTTTACACTTTTCCACTTCATCATCTGTAAGATTTCGCCTTTCTTGGACGGCCAATGTAAGTGCTTCAATCGTTGGTGAAGAATTGTACGTCTGTACGAATTCGTTGATTGAATTGTACAACGTGCGGTCGGAACTCTCAGCGAAATATTCGGGTTTAAGAAACGGGAGGACTTTTCGCAAATAATCTTCATCGTAAATCAGGGTTTTCAGTATCGTCTGTTCCAGCTTCATCAATAATATCCTGTTCTAAATTGCTTGACATTATTTCTACCAATAAGTCACCAATATAATTTTTAAAATCACCATCTTTTTCTAATTTACGTGGCTTGACTACTACAGATTCTAACACATCATAAACGAAAAGTAAATACATGAGGCCATCTTTTTCCTCAAATTTAACTTTGCCATATTTGTATGTTGTATCTTTGTAAGGACCGTCAAGTAATTTAATGTGAACGGATTCTTTATCTTCTTTTGGATAAATGAAACAATAATCTATACCTTCAGTCATCTGTTACCTCATCGAATTTTTTTTCTTGGATTGTTTTTTCACCCCAAATTTTTCTTGGGTTACCACACATATGACATTTTGGATTACCACAATTCATAGCATGATGTTTGGCAAATTTGTGTGGTTCTTTAACTGGAACACCAAACTCTTTTGCAATCTTAACTTGTTTTTTAACTGCATTATCAGTTTTGAGAATACGTTTAGAATGTTTGATTTTTGATTCTTCGTCACTCATATTATTCTCCGTTTGTTGTTTCTACCTCAAAAGTTTCTTCAATATCTTTCATCATAATTTCACCAGAAGCAATACGATACTTATCTTCTACGTAATCACGGAAAGACTTCTGTTTAAGAATTGGCAACCAAAACTCTTTGGTGTCAGTTTCTTTAATACGAAATTTCTTATCTTCTATCTCACCACTATCCTTATCTACTTTTGAATACCAACCATTGCTAGGCTTGATAACGTGTCCGGATTCGAGTGCAATATCAAGTAAGCCAGACCACTTGCTAATACCACCATCATGAAGTACTGTAACAGGGATTTTAGATTTTTCTTTAACATAACGGGACTTTTCTACGTTTATAATGAAGTTGTACCCAACAATTTCGGTACCTTCTTTTTCTTGTTGACGGCCAATAATAAAAATATTATCGGCACTATAATATGAACCTGTACCACCACCAACGATATCTTTAGGGAACATACCAATCTCTTTGTATGTGTGATTGACAACAACCATTGGAATATCTTTGAGTGATAGATGAGGTGTTACCATACGGAACAAACTCTTAACTTGCTTGGCACGGGACATATCAGCAACTGATTTCTCGGCTAGTGCATCCTCCACTTCCTTTTTTGAGGCAAGGTTTCCGATTGAATCGATGATGATAATCAACTTATCACCACGTTCCAAATTAGTCAGCTGTGCCATAACATCAAACTTCAATTGTTCAATATCCGTAAGAGGTGTGTGCAGAACTCTATTAGTGTCAATTCCAAATGAATCGAAATAAGACTGAGGAGTACCAAACTCAGAATCATAAAATAAGAGAGCCGCATCGGGGTATTTGTCCAAGTAAGATTTGGCCATCAATAGCGAGAAGGCAGTCTTAAAATGTTTGGATGGACCTGCCCACATTGTAAGACCTGGTGTTAAACCACCATCCAGTTTACCAGACAATGCTACGTTGATAACTGGAATGGCCGTAGGAATCATATCTTTATCATTAAAAAATTTTGATTTGGATAGAATAGCAGAATCTTTAATGCTGCTATTCTTTTTAATCTTGTCAAGTATACTCATTTTTCAGTCCTCTTTTTAAATGCAAATTCTGCTTCATAATCATAATTAGGTTCCACTTGTTTAGTTTTTCTATTAGGAAAACCACGTTTAGATTTACCCAATGGTGGAATACTTTCACCCGAAGCTTCATCAATAACAATGCTTTCAGGTTTTTCTTCTATCGTAGCCAAATTTTCTTTGTCAACTTTAATAGACTCATCAACTTTTGGTTCTTCAACTTTTAATTCGGCAGCATCACGGTCAAGTTCTTGTGCATGACTTTTTACCCTCTCAAAAAATTGAATGACACCATTTTCTTCTTCGGTACCTCTCTGCTTTAAAGAGATATTTCCAGCTATCAATAATAACACAGCTAGCGGGTCAAATACAACCATGATTAACATTATTACCAAACGAACTGCTTTGTCAATTACATCACGTTCACCACTACCATAAATTAATTCTGCCACATATTTTATCGGCCCAAAATCCGATTCCGCTTTACGTAGTTCATTGGCCAAAGGTACTCTTTCTTCATTAAGGGCGGCAACAGTTTTCTGTTCGGCCGCAATCTCAGATTGAAGGCGGCCACGTTCTTTTTGTTGTGCTCTTCGGATCGCAACAGCTTTATCGGCACCTTTTTCATCTGTACTTCGACCCATAACTTGGTCCACAGCTTCATCCATCTGTTTAAGCGCTTTGCGGTTCGCATCGATATTGTCCTTTGAAATTTTAATCTTCTCATCATACATTGCAACTTTATCGGCTACAGGACCAATTTCAGTAGAATGTTCTAAGTGTGCCTTAGACAAATAACCAAAAATGCCCATTGAAGTAATGAGCATTAAAATAACTGTGGCTGTAGTCAAATACGTTTTCAATAAAAGATTGGTTGTTTTCCAATTTCTATACAACCATGATATTGTCACCAGTTTGGCGACACCTAGAACCGCACCCATCAATACGATAGGCCAAAAAGATCCAGGAAATATTGATGCCAAACCGACAACAGAATAAAACTCTGCCACAGCAGACAGAGCTATTGCTGTTAGAAAGGTTAAGTATATCATTTAAAAAAGTCCTCTATAGTGTTAATTTTTTCTGTTGTCCAACCCATACAATCAAGTATGACTTTTAATGGTTCTATAAATGCTTTACCGAATTGCATATCATAATCAATATACTTTTGCAATTCGAATTCTTTAGGCAATCTAGATGGATAAGATATTACTGTATTTTTAAAATGATTAGGTGTTTTCAAATAAGTAAATTTAATCTTCTCACCTTCTTTGATGGAAGGGTATTTCTTTGTGAGATTATACTCTTTCAAATAGTGATTGTAAAGTATAGCACCCTTAACGTGGATCGGTGTACCCAACTTGTAAAGAGTGGCATTATCGGAATATTTAGCTAACCCATTTATGCCTCTTGGGAAAGAAATATCTTCCGCAGGTAATTTTTTGAATTCTTCTCTGAAACTTTCAATGAAGCGGTGAATATCTTCTTCTTCACCTGTCATCATAATCTTAATAGACTCTTGCATCTTTTCACGGATGGCCGCAGGTGTGGATGACTTGACCATTTCAAGTCCCATCACCTTCATGTGTGGTTCAGCATACTGAACACCTTCATTATTATATACGTTTAGAATATATCGTTTCTTGGCAGTCCAAATACCTTTGTCAGATAGACCTTCACGTTTCATCTGCATCTTCTGTTCGTAAGCGTGAACATAATCAGCCAGCTCTTCGTATGATTTATCAATATATGGTTGTAGTTTTTCTTCACAGATTTTATCCATGAGAGAGATGACCTTCTGTTTGTCAGACTTGTTTTTGATGAACTTGTCAACCAACTCACCCATACGGAGATAGATTGAATCGGTATCAGAAGCGATTACATAATCTTTTTCTGTACCAAGGAGTTTGTTCATGTAGGCATTTATCTTAGCTTCAATCCACCGAATAGACAACTGACCAGCAGTAGTGACGCCAAGAGCCATTCGTAAATCATAAAAGCGGAAATACTGGCTACCAAGAGCACCATAAGCAGAGTT